TCAGGCTGGAGCAGAAGAAATGTCGGAGCGACCGGTCGCGAGCGGCGGAGCCGATCCGGAGCCTCTGGGAGGAGCTGGATCAGGCCGGGGCCCGAGAAGCTCCAGGTGGCCCTGCGGAAGCGAGGCTTCTTCCCGCCGAGCGTCACGGTGCTCAGAGAGCACTTCTTCAAGTACCAGAGCTCGCGGCAGGTCTTCCGGCACCCGCCCAAGTACACCGGGCACATCTGACAGCGAGGGCATGGACCGGCGCTGGGTGGCCGACATCATGCACGATGCCGGAGGCGGAGCACGACGGGCGGAGCCTGGAGGTACGCGCTGGTGGTCATGGACGTGTTCTCCCGCTACGCCTGGGCGGCCCTCATAGCGTCGCCCATGGAGGCGGCCGGGCGGCTACCGGGAGATCCTGCGCAGCGCCGGCAAGGCCCCGAGCCTGCTGCTCACGGACGCGCGACCCCGGCTTCCAGACGCCCGAGTTCCAGGAGGCCCTGGGGAGCACCTACCACGAGCTCAAGGTCGGGGCCCAGGACCTGGCGGTGGTGGACCGCTTCATCGGGTACCTGAAGCGGAAGCAGAAGCAGGCGGAGCTGGACGGCGAGAAGCCCAACTGGGCCGAGCAGCTCCAGAAGCGCGTCGACGGCTTCAACCACTCCGGCGCGCCGGCGCTGCACCAGTCCGCGCCCGCGGACCTGCGGGGGCCGGGCGGCGAGATCAAGAACAAGGAGCTGTACTTCGACCGGGAGTGGGACGAGAGCGAGGGCATGCAGGCGAACGCCGCGGCCATCCACCGCCGGGCCGAGGGCCTGGAGGGGAAGGCCTTCCGCACTCTCGCGCCCTTCCCGGGCCGAAGCGCCGGGTGGGCGACCCTGTCTGGGGCCTCCCCCTCCATGGCGTCAGAGCCGTGAGCGGCCCGTACGTGGAGGACGAGCGCGGCGAGCGCTTCCTGACGAAGGAGGTGCTGCCGGTGCATCCGGAGTCCGACGGAGCTCACCGCCCCGGCGCCGAAGCTGAACGCGAAGGCCCGCGGCATGCTCGAGCGCTACGCCGAGCGCGGCCGGGCCTTCCTGCTGGGCCAGCCGGAGCGCCGCGCCACGGCCACGCGCTTCTACAATGCCGTCGCGGCCGAGGGGAACCTGAAGGAGGCCCTGGCCCTCGCGGGCGTCAGGGCCGACGCGGCCGTGAAGAGCCTGGTGCAGGTCTTCTCGGACCGCTTCACGATGGAGACGGGCGCGCAGGGCGGCCACGCGTTCATGGCCCTCAAGTAGGCGTCGCTCGGTGGAGCAGGACGCAGCCCTCAGCGCGCAGTCGAGCACCGGATCCATGTGGAGCGTCACGTACATGCGCGACGGCCAGGCGTTCACGTCGCCGACCTTGCCGCTGCCGTCGCTGTTCACCCTCGGATTCACGTTCTCGAACGCGAAGCGGAGGGTGTCGCCGGCGTTCCGGGTCGAGAGGCCCGTGAAGGCCGCCATGCCGGCGCCCGGGGAGCTGCTCATCTTCTCCATGTCCAGGGCGATGACGAACTGCGTCGCCAGCCACTCACCGGGCGTGATGGAGGCGCCGTCGAGGCTCGAGTGCAGCCCCAGCACCTTCGAGAGCTGGTACCAGGCCTCCTGGGAGCTCTGCATCGGCAGGTCCGGGAAGATGCAGCGAGCCGCTGGTCATCTGGAAGCGCCAGCCCTCGCCGTTCGCGGGGCTGTAGGCGTTCCCGGCGTTGTACTTGGTCCAGTCGGCCTTCCCGTGCCAGTTCAGGAAGGTGTTGACTCCTCGGGTGCCGTTGTCGACGTACGCGCCGTCGCGACTCGAAGGTGATCCAGATGTCCTTGATGCGCTGAAGGCCCTGCTCGAGCGTCACGGCCCAGCTCTGGCTCGAGGCGCCCGCGGCATGTTCGAGCCCACCGCGGCGGGTTCAGGATCAGGTTGTGCATCGTCGTCGAGTAGGAGCTGAGGTGCATGGGCAGCGCGCCGCCGGCCAGCAGGACCTTCGAGAGCTCCTCGTTCACGGCGTCGTCGCACGTGACCACGTCGCACAGGATGCGGACGTTCTGCATCGAGAAGTTCTGGCTGGCGTTCCCGCCGGCGATGGTCTTCGCGGCGCAGCACTGGTTCGCCGACGACGAGCTCCAGCTCGATGGTGAGCGGGAAGCGGCCCGGCAGCAGGTAGTGCGTCGCGAAGAGCCCCGCGAAGATCGGGGTGATCACGGTCTGCGTCTGGTTGGCCGGGATGGTGGCGTTCGTCGGCCCGGCGAGGAAGCTGCTGTTCCAGTTCGTCTGCTCGGTGTCCGTGGTCTGCCCCAGGAGCTCCAGGGCCTCGCTCCAGCGTCGCTGCGCCGGCTTCATGAGCTGGAGCATCCCCGAGACGCGGTTCGCCGTACAGGATGTCCTCGACGAGGCAGCCGCCCACGTAGAGGCGCACGCGCTGGAACCAGCACTGGCCGGGGTGTCCGGTGGAGCTGATGGGGTTGGTGCCGTCGCCGTTGGTGATCTGGAAGGCGAGCCGGAAGGTCGAGAGGTCCAGGTAGTTGGTGGCGTCCGAGAGCACGAAGCGGACGAGCCGCGTGCCCGTCTGGGCTGTCAGATGTTGGACCCCTGCGGGAAGAAGGTCGCGAAGCGGCGGCCCGACACGTAGCTCGCCCCGCGGGGAGCTTGAAGTTCAGCCCCGGGATGAGCTGGTCACTCCGCGGCGGCCACCAACTAGAGCGCAGCAATCGTAATGACTGTCACATGTTGCTCAGTTCAGTTACCTATTGCTGTGGCCTTGAGCGCGTGCGTATATACGTACTAACCAGCGCTAACTCATACTGACTCCGCTTTAAGACCCTTAAGACTCCTGGTGATATTGAGAGGCATTTGCAATAGGGCGACGATTAAAGGCCCCCAGGGGGTTCCGGCGGCGGGCCTGATCGCTAACTAGGGCTCAAAAATCTGAAGCAAAACCCTTTCACCTTTCAAAAATAAAAAAGAGGACCCCTTAGGACCCTCTAACTACCCCTTAAAACCCTCTGAGAGGCCTCTAAAACCCCCTACAAGGCCTCTCTACTTATTCCTAGCCCTATTGACCCCAGGACTCTGAATCCGAAGGTTAGAGCGGCTGTTATTACGAGGGTTACCGTCTTTGTGATCTACGTCTTCACCGTTCAACTCATCAGCCGGCGTTCAGAAAGCTTTCGACGAGCTTTGTTACGGCTAGACCGATTAGCCCTTTGTTCTGGCTTTGAGTGGTAATTGTCGTATTCCTTACGGTAGTTACGGGCCATCAGGACCAACCAAGAGCTTTACCAATAGTAGGAAACTCCTTGCAAAAGATTTGTTTTGCTTGGTTAGCAATATTCATATGTTCCAACTGAGTCCCATTTTGTAGACCGTAGATCAATGTAATGAACCCAACTCCGAGCTGTACCAGCCATATACATCCTGGTTGGAGTGGCTAGGGGAAGAACATCACGAGCACACTCTTTAGCAATACCAACAGAAACCATCTCTCGATACAAGTCTTGAGCCTCTTCAAAGTGCTGATTGATCCTTCTGTAAAACATTTGAGTTTTATCAGCAGTTAAATCATCAATACTGTTCTGCCTATTGGTCAGATCTTGTCGTCTGAGGTGAGGAGGTTTGGCATAACCAATTAGTTCTGTATCTGCGTATCGCTGAGAAAACTCTTGAAACGAAAAAGACCTATGCCTCAGGATCTGTGCTGCTACGGATCGAGTGGTGTTGATCTCCAGGACCATATGAACCATCTCAAAAGGAGACCAGTGTTTGTGGTCAATCAAGTATTGGATAAGTCGTTCTGATCCTTTTCCTTTTACTTGATTAGCTGGGTTACTAACCCTTGCCATATAGACCAACAGCTCCTCTGCATCTGGTGTCACGGTAACCAGAGAGACACTAGTCATTTTAATTAGGGATTAAAAGGCACTTAAAGGTAGCTCTAAGTGCTCTCTAAATGGAACCTCTGAAAGACCTCTTTAATAAGTGTCTTAAAGAGGCTCTTTGAATGGCTACTGAAAAAGACTCTTTAAAACCTCTTTAATAAAAACTCTTTAAGAGTCCTGCTTTAAAAACCTTTAAATACTCCAATACACCCTTGTCAAGAGGTCTCAAAGAGCGTCTATGCAATCTGAGGGTCAGCGAGAGCGAGGCTCTCAGAATACACAGGAGGGGGGTTGAAGCTGTCAGTGTTAAGGGGGTAAAAGTTACGGTTACAAACCCCCGTGCAAATCAAAAGCGCTCTGAGAGGCCTCTAGAAGCCCTTTCAAGGCCCCTCTAGCCTCTTTTAGGTGCAGGGTAGCCAAAGGGTCTTAAAGGGCTTTCTAGGGCCTTCGGGAGCCTCCTGACAGCTCATCTAACCAATTAGCACCCCCTACAGAGGCGGTCAGGGCTTTTTGAAGGTCGTCAACGCTTGAGGCGTACCCAAGGGCATCAACCCGTAGACCACCGTCTCCTTGGTATAAACTTTCGTTCTCGTTCCCACTGTTCAGCTTCACGAGCAGCGACGGCTTTTTGCTCTGTTTGAGCCATCGACTCCGTCGGTGCCGGACAGCCGTTGCAAGAGCATCGAGTCTGTCGTCATGTCTGAGGCTATCTCTTCTGGTGATCCGGAGCGAGCTGAAAGAACAGTTGGTATTGGCTACGAGTTTCGCTTGGGTCAGCTCTCCGTGGTGGCGAGGTCTTGAAGGATTTACGTTTGTATCGACCATGAGCCGGTGTTGGTTAAGGAACAGGCTCGAGGGTGTGGATGATGCGGAGTTCCTTTTGCTTTGTGTGTCGGACCTCTTCAACGCTGCAGGGATAAATGGTTCCGAGGTAACGCTTGAGAAGCTCAGAGAACATCCCGAGGCCGAGGTTGCTTTCAACAATTATTTGCTTGACCTTGTACTCCTTAGCGATGAGAGCAAGCTTCTTGAGGTTCGGTTCGCTGTAACCATCTCGAAGGCCACCGCTAGCGAGAAGGAAAAGGTTTCCGTTCAAGTATGCGACTACCGAGTAGCCAAGCTCATCACTGCCGCGTCCAGAGGGGTCAACGGCCATGACAACCCCGGTGTACTCAAGAAACTCATCCCCTATCTGAGCCGGTTTGTAGAAAAGATCACCATGAAGACCCACTGAAGGCAGGTCAAGGGCTTTATCGCCGTTAGCCAGCCAGATGACTTTGTTAGGACCTTGTTCGCACGGTTTAGACGGAACACACAAAGGTCTCTGAGTTTGAGAGGAAACTTTTCCTCATCACTCAGAGCTGATGTCCAGAAGGAACTGAAGGTTGAACGTGCTACGACCAATGGAAAGCTGCCTAGCTTCCAGTTCTCCCAATCAAAACGTTTGGGGTCTACAGGATGTCCAGCAAGGGTTTTATCGGTTTCTAAATCTGCTTTGATCTTGGGAGCTAGACGGTCACCGTAATAGTCCTTGAACTTCTTATTGGTTGGATACAAAGCAGGCCAAATCCTGACCTCGTAACCAGAGGTTTCTAGCTTTGCGTAAACGCTGTCTTAGGTGTGAGGGGTGCCGAGAAACACGATCTCACCACCCGGTTTGATCACAGAGTCAAACTCTTTGATGGATTCACGGAGCTTGTCCCTGATTAGTTGGGTCTCACAAGATTGGGGTGTTTCAACATCGTCCGCAACAATGAGATCAGCACGGGAGCCAGTAATCTGACCAAATATGCCGCTGGAACGTACTGAAGGAGACTGGTCTGGTTTCGCTCCGTAAACGTCAAAAGCAACTTTTGAGAACCGTTGTGTGTCGCTAGGGAAAAGGTCTTTGACCATGAACCAGTTTCGGAGCAAGTCGTGACAAAAGACGGAGAACGCATCAGCACGGTCTTGAGCTGCAGAGATCACAAGAACCTTACAGTTTGGATCCCGACGTAGCCTCCACAGCACATAACCAGCCGTCAGGAACGACTTACCACAGCCTCGATAGGCCATGATAATCCGCCTGTTAGGACCGTTCTGAAGGTAGTCAGCAACCTGATACTGAACAGGAGTTGGGCTAGGAAGTTTTAGGTAGTCCCAGAGGTAAGTAGCAAAGACAGGAAAACTAGCTGCTGCTTCCTTCAATAATCTGCTCAGTTGACTTGCTCGCTCTTGGCATTGGATTTACTAGCCCACTTGAAAACTTGGCTCAAGTTATTCTGCAGGACAACGTTCATCTTCATAAACTCAAACAGCATCTTTTCCAAGTCTTCCCTAGAGGCGTTGGGAATGTCCCGTCTGACTCGCTCCAGCCTGAGCTGCTGTTCTACGGAGAGATCAAAACTGGGCATAGGTGGTAGTTCGATCCCATTGGTCGATAACCTCTTCACGCTCCTCACAATAGTCAGGGCTGCTTTTAAACCACAGTTTCCAATGAGAACTACCCTTTTCGTGGTTACAACGCTGACAAGCTGGAACAATGTTGGTGGCTAGATCCTCACCACCTTTGGTTTTTGGATGAACGTGATCAAGGGTTAGCTTGTTGCGCTAGACGTTCCGCAATATGCACATTTACAACCAAAAGCTTCTTTGATTGACTGTCTCCACTGTTTGACAGCTTTCACGACGCTGGAGGGCTTGAAGGTTCGCCATAGCAGCCTCAGGGGTCAAATAGACAAAGCCCCCGGATGGCGAACGAATCACCATTCCAGGGGCTCTGCTTGGTACATATAGGAGGGTTTAGTTCCTAAGCACTAATATAAGACCTTAACTTTCTTGAGATCGACCTCTGGCAGTGCAGAAATCATCAGAAATAGCAGACATATCACCGCCGTTAAGAGCAGTAATACCTTGGTCTTTAAGGAACTTAATAGCGTTAGCTAGGTCAGAAGCTTTTACGTCATCACGATTAAGTTGATCAATTAGTTTTGTAGCAACCAATCGGTGAAGACTAAAAAGATCATCTTCTGACGCAAGCCCTTCGGTCTTATTTAGAGACTTTTTTGGAGCGGCTGCCATAGATCACACGGAACGGTTTCACTTCCAATTGTACGAGGCTGTTTTCTTTCAAAGGAGAGACGGCGATAATTTCAGATGCAGCAAAGGCAGAAAGCCAAAGAGCTGCTTGCACAGAAGGATCAGAGAAGTCCATAACTATTAGGACGGTTTCTTGATCAAGATAGCCCAGCCAGAGCCAGGACCTTCAACAAGCCACCTCTTATTCCAATTCTTTTGGCTATAAGCCACTCCTTTACCTTTTGTGTGGTTGACATATCCTCCACGGACCATATCGGCTTCACCATTAGGGTCGTGATGTATCCAAGCACCGTCTGTATAGCCAATGATCACACTGTAGTGTCCAGAGCCGCTCAGAGCCCCTACAAGGCCCTTGTGGAGCCATCCAACTACTACAGGCCTACCAGCGTTCTATCTCGGCTCTCAGAAGCTCTGGGGTGCCGTTCTGAATGAATTTAGGATCGAGTCCTAGGTGCTTAAGGGCTTTGAGTTCGACATCAGCACTAGTGGAATCACCGAAGCGAGCTCTGAGCTTGTTGTAAGCATCATCGCCTTTAATGCTTGCCGTCATAACTAGCCACCATGGCGCAGCTAAGCTGAAACACTCCCGATACCCAGTAGGACCATTGTCTAGTTGGTACTCGGTCAGGTACCTTGAGCAACTTTCCCGCTTGTTGGACCTCCAAGTTATTACGCTGGCGTTGAACAATAGTTATAAGTTTTGCTGCGTATGTTGGGTCTGTTGCGTAGCCTTGGGTTGTTAATTGTTGAGCAGCCTCTAGCGTTGTTTTAGCGTTATTGATACCGCTGTATTGTTTGTAATTTTTATACCAACGGTTTACAAGATACTCAACACAATCTTTAAGGGAATAAAGAATTAAGAAACCCATCCTGAATAGAAACAGGAGAGCAATACGTAACTGGCTTTTTGTCGATGTACTTCGGTTCATTTACATATTGCTCTGGCGGACTGCAAGCTAAGGGCGTAGCTTTCGTGGGCCCGTCCGTTCCGGGCCAGCGCGAAGATGGCGAAGTTGGAGCCGCTCGGGCACGCCCTGCTCCAGGTAGCGCCCCAGGTCCCAGTGCCTGGAATTGGCCACGCTCGCATTCGCAGCCCAGAGATTCGTCGTCACGCCGCCGTTGTACCTGAGAACAGACGACGTAGGCCACCGCGGGCGGCTGCGGTGGGCCCCGCGCCAGTTGGGCCGGTGGCGCCGTCTGCGCCGGCCAAGGCCCGGCGCGCCCGTGAAGCCGGCTGGGCCCGCGGCGCCCTGGACGCCCTGGATCCCCTGGACGCCTTGCGAGCCCTGTGGGCCCGTCGGGCCGGTGGCGCCCTGCGAGCCTGCGGCGCCTTGGAGGCCCTGCGACCCTGCGGGCCGCATCCGTCCAGCGGCGCCCTGCGAGCCTGCGGAGCCTTGGACGCCCTGGAGGCCCTGGGGCCCTGCGGGCCGGTGGGTCCAGTTCCGGACCGCGGATAAGAGCCTAGGTCGGGCCCTGGGCAGCAAGTGCTGATCCCCGTGGGCATGGCAACAGCTGGTGGCAACACGCGACAACACGCGCGACAACAAGCGCAAAGACAACACGCAACAACAAGCGACAACACGCGCAACAACACCAAGCGACAACAAACGCAACAACACGCAACAACAGGAGACAAATGCGTGGCAACGGCGTAAAATGCCAAACAGGTTTTTTGTTCGGTGTCACGGGATGGGGGCTAAGGCCTTATAGCGGTTTCGTGGGCACCCTGCGAGCCTGCGGCGCCGCGGAGCCTTGGCGGCCTGGAGGCCCTGCGAGCCCTGCGCGGCCGGTCGGGCCGGTGGCGCCCTGCGAGCCTGCGGCGCCTTGGAGGCCCGGGCGACCTGCGAGCCCTGCGGGCCGGTCGGGCCGGTTGCGCCCTGCGAGCCCGCGGGCCGCGGAGCCCTGGAGGCCCTGCGAGCCCTGCGGCCCGCTCGGGCCGGTGGCGCCCTGCGAGCCCGCGGCGCCGGGGAGGCCCGCGAGCCCTGCGGGCCGGTGTGACCGGCGGCGGCGCCCGTCACCCCTCGAGCCTGCGCCCACTGGGGCCAGCGTAGTTATGTAAGGTGCCCGTTCAGTTACGTATTGCTGCCACCCCCACACCCACCCAGAGTCCTCCACCCCCAACCGCTCACCCCTACCACGCCCCACCCCACGTGCAAGCCCGAAGGTTTCACCGTTGCTCCATTCAAAGACAACGTTGCCACTATCGTCGCCCGCTCGGGAGTGGGCAGAGAGTTCGGCGTTTGCTTCCAGCAAGGTTGTCGGGCCGCATAGGTTGGGAGGCAGAGCCAGTCTGCCTTCAAGAGTGAAAGAATTTGGAGGTTGGGCACCAGCGGGTGCACCGCCCAGAGAGCAGCAGCGCGAGCTCCGGCAAACAAGGCAGATCGTCCGACCATCTCGGCGACACCTCATCGAATAGTAAGGGCCCATGCTTGCCCCCATCGACCACCCACCCCCCCCACCACCACCGCGGCCGTGGCTCATGGCACGAGGCGGCAGCAACTACCAACACCCCAGCACATCCACCCCGGCCCCCAGTCCAGTCACGTGTAGTTCTGCGGCTCCCGCTGGCTTCTGCGCGGCTTGGTTGCTTGCAACTTGCTTGCTTGCGTGATTGTTGGTTTTGGTTGGGCTTGGAGTAGCGTACATTGTTTGGCTTGACTTAGCATAGTAAGGCTTAGCAATACGTAACTGTTTGGATGTTCCTCGGTTTCCAGTACATATTCTTAAATTCATCTCGAGATGACCTGCGCTGCCCCGCGCCACCGGCCGGCTGAGGCGCTCACGCCCCGGCAGCAGCAGATGGGGGAACAGGTCCAGGCCAGCGCCGCGGGCACGGGCACATGAGCAAGCCCCAACAGAATGCAAGGACGGTTGCTTAGGAGCCAGTGCAGGATGATGGCAGCGCCACGATGCATAGTACCACACTAGGCCATGCGAGATCAGCAAGTCCTCCTGGTTCCCGACCACCACCGTGCATGGTGGGCACCTGCACAATTGGTTAACTAAATGCGGATATACTCGTTCAGTTACGTATTGCTCAACGTTGAATATAAACAACAAACAACAAGGAAAGAATAAAAATAAAAATAAAAGGAAGATGGAAAAATGCCGATGGACTATCCGGGTACACTGCGTGGTATGTCGGCTCGGGATGAAGGCTTTGATCTCCATGAAGTTTTGTTCTTGTTGGAATTGTAGAGGTGGTTGGTAAATTGACTTTGTTTTCGCTGAAGTTCTTGTTTTTTTTTTCCTTTTTCTTCTTGGTACGCCCAGATACTGGGATCAGATTGTTGCGTTTTGTGCCGCAACGAACTTGTCGCTTGTTTGGGATCTGAACGCTGCACTTCGCGTGAGCGAGTGCGGTCAGGCAAACGGTAGAGCTGAGTGCAATGGAAACAAAGAACCTGGAGTAGCAATAATTAACTGACTTTTGGGTATTACTTGGTTCAGTTACGTATTGCTGGAGGGGGACAGGAAGGGGACGGGGAGGGGGAGAGAAGAGGGGGATGAAGGGGTCTTGGCGCGGGGGCGCCGCCGAGGCACCCACTACACCGCCCAGCCCCGCGGCCGCGGCCGGCGGATGGCCGGGGAGCGGCGGCAAGAGCCGGGAGTGGGCGTGCGAGGCGGCGGGCGGGGCCGAGGGCGCGAGCCGGCGGGCGGGCGGCTTGGAAGCCCGGCGGCGGCCGCCCAGCAATACGTAAGCTTTTGGGTGTTCGTTCAGTTACGTATTGCTCCACGGCGAAGGCGTGGCCAATCAGCTTCATGCTTTTCAGCAAAGATGAAGTAAAAACTGATGAGTTGAACGGGCTCGCTGACTTCATCAAGGATACTCAAAACACCCACTTGATTCACCCCGTTGTCCATCAAACCGAACGAGAAGCAAGACTTGGATTTCCGGGGAGGAGGTTGGCGATCTAGGGGAGCTTGTTAAACATCAATCGCCTGCCTTGCCATCAAGGAACAACTACCCCAGGATAGTCACAAACAGATCAGAGTTCATGATCACTGTCGTGAGAGAGGCGAGCAATCGTAACTGTTTGGTCTTGGTTAGGTTAGTATTGCTAGAAGAATGTCGTATGACATGAGTTAGAGCATACTGATATCAATGTGGAATCCATATGAAATACATATGAACATTGGTGTGACGAAGCGTATGAAATTGGTCAGGAACTAAACTGAATGTCACATGAAACCCATCTGTATGTCATATGAAGATGGTATGACATACAATATGCAGTTCATGTGAAATCCACGTGAAATTCATATGAAATTCATACGAATTTGACATGAAAATCCTATGAAATCCGCCACCGTGCCTCGAAGAGGCACAAATCGTAGGTTACCAAAATAATTCTCTGGAGGGTCTAGGAATAGTGTCCTCGACATGTCATTTCAGCAATCATTAATGTTTTTGGACCTTCGTTCAGTTACGTATTGCTTTTGCTACTCCCCCTGGTGGGCCAGTTGGTTAGCCACCTGTTCCATTACCTGTACCAGGTCGGGGGTAACCAGGCCTTCGTTCTGGCGCAGTAAAATCCACTCTTCCCCATTAGGGCAAGCCAGCAGTTGCTGAATTAGATGAAGGTAGGCCTGTAGGGATTGCTGGTGCATGCAAACCTGCTCCATACCCGCAATAACTACCTTTATGGTGGGGGCGAAAGGGGCCACTCCTGGGTAAAAAGTAACGAAGTGTATTAACGTGGAATTGACCTTTGACCAATCTGCCCTATACTACATGGTGATAATATTTCATCTTTTGACCATATATTTAAATAATAAAAATAACCATAAATACCTATACTATAACTTATAAATGATATAAATTTAAAATATATATTATATATATTTTTATTTATAAAATTAAACTCGGGTCAGAGCAATCGTAATGTTCAATGTACTTCGTTCAGTTACGTATCTCCGCAGTCCAGCAGGGCCCTCACATCGTTGCTCCCGCACCAGGTTGAACCTCGCGGACCCCTCCACGCTCGTCCGCCCGTTGAGCGCCAGGCTCGTCCCCTTGACCCGCCCCATCAGCACCGCGGCCCTCCCGTCGTACCTCCCCGCAGGCGCTCGTAGGCCCCCAGGCCCATCTGAACTCCGTGACGCCTGTTATATAGATCGAACCTGTGCAGGTCGTCGGTGTAGCACAGGGGTATGCGGTGGGTGGTTACCTCGCGAGCCCGGCGACTCCCTGCGCCGGCGTCACCTTCGATGCATAGGAGTTCACGCTTGAGTCTCGCGTAGCCCCCTTCGTGCATGTGGTCGTCCTCCACCCACTCGGCATGCTCGGGGTCGTAGGCCTCGGGGTCTTCGGTTGCGCGTGTCTAGGTGCAGCCGCGCCGGAATCCCCCGCCCCTCTATGTCGGCATCCATCCCGGCCCGCTTTCTCTCGATCCGGCGCGCGCCCCGCGGCGCCTCCGGCGGCCGCAGCGCGCGGCCCGTTGCGAACCCCAGCCCGCGAGCCCTCCGCGCTCACGCCGAAGCGATGCCCGTCACGGTGCACATCACCTGGACGCGCGGCGCCGTCAAGCGGGCGGAGCAGGAGTGGGTTTTCACGGAACTCACGGAAGCTGTCGTGCAGGACCTCCGGAACTCGCTGGCGAACGCGGAGTGGGGCTACCCCGAGGACACGGTCTTCGCCCCGACGCCGGACAACTACACGGTGCGCTTCGCTGGACGGCGTGGAGATCAAGGACCTCGCCGCCGACTCCCCAGCTCGTCGAGAACGGCCACTACGCCGTGACGGTCACCTCCCGAGGCTCCAAGCAGGACGCGATCAAGAAGAAGAAGGAGGACGGCGAGGAGGCGGCGGCGGCGGCGGCGGCGCAGGGCCAGCCCGTCGCGAAGCGCGGCCGCGGCGGCAGCCGCGAGAAGACAGGGGCGAGATGGATGCTCGACGGCGCGTCCATCACGACGGAGGCGGAGTTCGGGTCCTGCCTCGCGAAGATCCACTCGAACCAGCAGATGATGTCGAAGGCGCGCACCACGAGGACAACATCACCAGGCTCGAGGAGCTCCAGGAGCGCACGGCGAGGCTGATGGAGAAGAAGGACGCCGCCATGAAGGCCAACCCGAGCTGGTCCGAGAGCTTCCGCAAGAAGGTCGCGGTCGAGCAGGAGACGGAGGGCGACGCGTAGGCGATCGTAAGGTAAATGTTCAATGCGCCGGAACAGTTACGTATTGCTCGAGAAGACATTTTGATCGAAACGCGGTACAAAACGGAAGCACTGGCTATGTATAACGACTTTGCCATGGCACATCCTGGCAACCGTCAATGGAAGGCTCTCCTTGAAAGCACAGCCCCACTTTACGTTGCTTACAGTGGATTGCCTAAAGTTTTTCCGTAACCAGTTGGCAGAGTCATCGTGAGTTCCATGGAAAGTCAGAGTCGACGTTTCCTGTATCAGACCTGACCGAGGATTCTCATTGGATTCTCATGTCCCGAGAGATGCGTCGGCGTTACAATCGATAAGGAGCTAGCAATATCTTCCAGCCCCTATCCGTCAGCACATGTATACACGAGTCTTGAGTATTTGATCTCAGACTTGACGACTGGCCACACTCGTGACTATCGTATGACTGAGCGCGATATGCTTCCTTATCTTCGTGACTTTCAGAATAAACTGATCAAGTCTGTAGGAAGTAGGTCAAGAGGGTTAGGCCGAAAATGCCTGACGAGCCTGAGCCTTCATCACCACGAACAATCAAAGTTGGGCTTCATTCCTATTTCAATTTCCAGGCCCGAGTGCAAATCGCGCTGGGCAATAAGCCTTGCTGTGGGTGTCAATCCTGGAGAACCCTCACCTGGCGCATGGATAGTAGAGGGTGATGTTGTGGAAGCACGGTACAAGAATCCTCCCAAAAACCAATCCAGTGGTACTATGGAACTGTGCAATTAATCGCAAGCCTCCGCAGGTTGGTACACGATTGAGTTCAGAAATGGGAAGACGCTGTCTGTCCACGATTCAGTTCGTGCGTCTGTACCATTTTTCCGAAGGCGGGGAAGTGGATTGCTTCAATAAAGAGGCGATACTGTGAGACGAGTTCGGATCCTCCGTGTACACGACGATGGCGATCACGTTGACATAATTCATTCCAAGACTGGCAAGACAATACTTTAATGTCTCGAAGGCCGATGTCCACGGGCCAACACCAAACCTTATCGTCAAGAGACAAGAAACCAAATCTACTTCGTTAACCCCAATTACCGGCCACGCCAATGACTTAGCTCGACCCAGGCGACGAAAATGTACAACATCACTCCAAATTCAACAAAATGCAAACACCTTGGAAAGTAAAATAGTACATATTGAAAATTGTCGGGCGAGGCCTTACAAATCGAGAAAGCCATTGAAAGATTGTACATGTCCCCGCCTCTCGATGCGTTTCCGTCCTGAATCACGTTGCTACTGGCTCTTCAAAAAGAAACCAAAACGTCGTAACATCATTCAAGTTAAGACCCCAAAATAGTATCAACGAGGCAGTCGGATGGTTCGATTGCTTAGCCCACTCAGTCGACAAGGATAAATGGAACGGTACTTTGCACCTACCTTCTTGCCTTCTTGGTCAGCAACAGGCGTGACAGCTAATCGCCGTACACAGATTGCTCACACACGTTCTGAATACCCATTATCCGTCACTGCCCTGTAATCTGATTGGTACGAAGAAGGCCGTGTCAAGACGATGGCCGGGGGTTTTGTTGTTCGAATGAAGCTACGATACCGACTTTGCCCGTACTCATGCCGTTTGATATCCTCTGTCTTAACAGCAGGCGACCTCGGAGACCATCTTATTACGCCCGACGAGTGGAGAAGGGTATGTTATCTATGGAACACTGCATTGTGCGGCACAAATACTAAACCTATATCCACCATGGTGGCTTGCCACAACTTAAGAACAAGAACCAGGAAGAATGATTTCTGCGAGGGTTGTCTGCGCCATATCTCTTATGTTAACAATATGCTATTAGTACTCGCTTTCCTCTCAGCCAACCGCAACCACCATCCCTGCCTTCCAGAAAGCCACAGCCACATGTAAATAAGTCGATACAATCACAACAGCAATCATCTCGTTTCTCAATTTCCCAAATTAATTAACGACGGCATAGTTGCGACTCTGGCATAGACATTTTCTCGTTCTCGTCGACACGCTTACTACTGAAAATTTCGAACTCGTACATGACAGGTGGTATGTGTTGAATGTCACCACCTGCAATTTCAAAGACTTTCACCAGGACAGATCTGAGCATGCCCTCTGCCGTATCTTGCAATCGTTGACGTTCAATGACAGCTGCAGAATCATCACTCATCGGTCGGGGGGTATTATTCACGACTATGCGCAGAATCCATTGTTCCCAGCTGTCCGAGGAAATGAACCAATGTGTGTTTGTGCATTTCGATGTGAGAAAGATGAAGGGTCAAGTGTGATACTTGGATCCAGATTCATATACATATTTACAACTTACACAAGTCGTTCTTCGTGCGATCAAGGCCAAACAGTTGTTTCGATGCTCGTCGTTCATAGAATGATAACACTAGGGATCCACTCATTAACTCTGGTCCGATCTGTGACAAACTCCGCAGGAAGGATTCAATGGCATCATCCACCTTGTTTTCCACATTTGTGTGCAT